GCAGGCAAACCTATAGCAGACGAAGATTACCAAGAACATTTAAATGGAAATAAATCTATAGGAATACAGCCTTGCAATGATAATAACTTAGCAAGGTTTGGTGCAATTGATATTGATCCAAAGATATATAAAAATTTTGATATCAAATTTTATTTAGATGTCATTCAAGATAAACAATTACCTTTAATTCCAATCAAGTCTAAAAGTAATGGATTACATTTATATGTATTTACAGAAGAACCAATCAAAGCTTTGGAGATCAAAGAATTTTTAGAACAAGTATTATTTTTATTTAAACTAACCATCAAGACAGAAATATTTCCTAAACAAACTAAGTTAGGTTCTAATACAGATGGTCAGAAGATGAATGGAAACTTTATCAATCTACCTTACTTTAATAAAGTTGAAAGAGTTGCATTGTATCCAGATGGAACTGAAATGCCATTGGATAAATTTTTACAATGTATTGAACTTAACAAAGTAAATTCTAAGAAGTTAAAAGAAATAAAAGATAGAATTGTAATTAATGAATTAACAGGTGGTGCTGATGAATTTAAAGATGGTCCACCATGTTTAGAAATCTTAACTAAAGAAAAGATGACAGATGGTAGAGATCGATTCTTATATAACTATATAGTGTTTGCTAAGAAAAAATATTCTGACAATTGGAAGAATAAAGTATTGGAAGCAGCTAGAAATTATTTTGAGTTTGATCAAAACTGGACAGATGATCATGTTAAAAAGAAAATAAAATCTTGGGACAAAGAAACTAAAGGACATACTTGTCATCAAGATCCAATCAATACAGTATGTTTGAAATTAGAATGTGTTAAAAGAAAATTTGGTATTGCATCTGAATCAAAAGCAAGTTGGCCTGTACTCAATAATTTACAGAAGATAGATTTTAAACCAGATCCAGAATACTATTTTACAGTGGAGAAAGGTGATGGTGAAACGATTCCAGTGCATGCGAAAGATGTTAACAAGATAAAAGATCAAAGAGAACTTAGAGGTTTGATTATGGCACAAGCTAATATCTTACCACCACCGGTCAAGGGTATGGAGTTCTATGAAATTATTAATGCATTGCTTACGACTATTGATACAGTGCAACCGGCTCCAGGGACCAGGCCTTCAGAGATATTAAAGAAACATTTAAGAGAATACATCAATGGACCACAAGCAACAACGCATACTTCATTTGCTAGTGGTAATGTATTGAAAGATGATAACTATGCTTACTTTGTTTATGATGAATACTATAATGATTTAAAAGACAATGGTTGGAAGAAAGATGCATCGAGAACATCTTACATGATTGAACAACTATTTGATGATGAAGATAAATTAAAACCAGAGTTTGGAAAGAAGAAAAGATTTCCAGGTAAGAATAAAAAGACAGGTAAACCTAATCCAGGTGTCAATGGTTGTGCAGCAATACCTTTATATATCTTTGATAAAGAAGATGATGAGATAGAAGAAATTGTACACTTTGAGAAGGAAGAGGAAATAGTGTAATGATCTATAAATTTTATGGACCATCAGGTACCGGTAAAACATATAGATTAATATCTAGAGCCAGAGCTTACCTTCGAATCGGAACTCCTATTGATAAGATTGCATACTTTGCATTTACAAAGAAAGCAGCTAAAGAAGCAAAAGAAAGAATGCCAGTAGAAGATAGTAAGCTTTTTTATTTTAGAACGATACATTCATTTGCGTTTGAACAATTAAGTTTATCCGAAGATAAAATTTTACAAGCAGAAGACTACGAAAAAATTGGTAAAGCTTTAAATATTAAAGTTAAATACTACGATAAATACAACAAGGAAGAAATACATTATCTAAATTGTGATAGTCCATACTTTCAAATGGTCGGTAGAGCAATCAATAGAGACGTTAGTATTAGAGAAGAATACGATCGAAACGAACACAATCGTAAAGAAATTAAATGGAAGTTATTAAAAACCATAGATGATAATCTAAAAGAATATAAGAAAGTTACAGGTAAATTAGATTTTAATGACATGATCACTAGACTAATTAACAAACCAGACTTACCAAAATTTAAAGTTATCTTTATTGATGAAGCTCAGGACCTATCTCCACTGCAGTGGAAACTATATGACAAACTAAAAGAACATGCAGATGATATTTATCTAGCTGGTGATGATGATCAGGCTATCTTTGCCTGGGCCGGTGCTGATGTAGATCGATTTATTTCAGAGCCTGCAAAAGAAAAAGTATTAAAGTATTCTAAAAGAATATCTATAGCAGTACAGGAACAATCACAACTACCTATTGAAAACATTAAAGGTTTAAGAAAAGAAAAGGACTACTATCCTAGAGACTTTGAAGGAATAACGCAACGGATAAACAATTTAGATCACGTTGATTTATCGGAAGGACAATGGTATATACTAACGAGAACAATATCAAGACTTAATACTATAAAGGATGAATTAAGAGAGCGTAATTTGTATTATCAAAGTAATAAAGGCAAGAGTTTTGCAGTCAGATTATATAATGCATCTGTTAATTACAACTCATGGTGTAGGGGTAAAATTTTAGATGAAAAAGAAATTAAAGATATTACGGAATACACAGGTGTTGAAATAGATAAATGGAATCCAGAGATCGATTGGTTCGAAGCATTTAAAGAAACAAATTTTGATGAAAGAGAATACATAAAAAATATGATTGATAATGGTGAAGACTTGGATCAACCGGCAAGAATATGGGTATCTACTATTCATGCAATTAAAGGTGGAGAAAAAGATAATGTTATTTTGTGTTTAGATTTAGGACACAAAATTAAAAAAGCTATTAAAAAAAGTGAAGAGAAAGCAGATGAAGAACATAGAGTCTGGTACGTAGGAATTACAAGGGCAAGAAACAACTTGTATAAATTAAAGGCAAAAACAAAAAGCAACGAGTATAAAATAGGAGCAAACAATGAGTAAAGTAAAAATATCAAGTATGGATAAAATAGAAAACAGCGATAATTATTTCGTAGTCTATCATGTGAATAAAGATGTATTCACTTATTCAGGAACCAAAGAAGAAATAGATAAAGAACTTGAAAAAAAAGGATATGTAAATGACGCATAGAAATTTAAAATTTGGGAAACAAGGTAAAAGTTTTCACATACATTTAAATTCGATAGAAGCCTATAGAATGGCTCTCGAAATAATATATCAAAATAAACCAACTAAACAATTAAAATCAATATTTAAAGAAATAGAAAACCATGTTATTTTTAAATTGTACCCAGAATTAAAATTAAAAAAATTTAATAAAGGAGAAAAATATGACAAATAAAGATATGTTTGATGGAGCATTTCCACAAGATAAACAGATAGGCGGGAGTCACTACAAAGACTTTCACATTCAACCTTAAGAATTTATTTCTAAGAACGACTTGAGTTTCTTTCAAGGAAATGTTATCAAATATGTTTGTCGTTATAAAGATAAGAATGGAATAGAAGATCTACAAAAAATAATTCATTATTGTGAATTAGAAATTAAAACAATGAAAGACCTTAAAAAGAAATGAATTGGTTTAGAGAACAAGCAAAAATAGTAGAAAAGAATTTTGCAAAAAATTTAAAAGAAGTTGAATGGGCAAATGATAAGCAAGATATGTTTGAACATTGGGATGTAAAGGGTTTATTTAAAGGTGAAGTTTTAAAATTTGATGTTAAAGGAAAGAAAAAAATAAATAGGGCTGATGTTAATTCACAAGATGAAATAGCTTGGATTGAAGGAACAAACGTTTGGGGTAAACCTGGATGGATAAAAGGTAAAGCTGACTACATTGTTTTTGAAAGAAATGATTACTGGTTAGTTGTAGATAGAGAAGAACTTTATGATCACGTTGTTAAAAAAGTAAAAGAGAATGGTGTGCAAAAAGGTAGGGGTATATATAAAGTCTATCAACGAGCAGGAAGACAAGACAAAATAACTATGGTGCCATTTGACAACATAGAAAAATTAATCAACATACATAAGGTTCAAAAATGATACTACCACAAACAGAATGGATAGCTCCAAAACAATTTCCAGACTTATCTAAACATGATGAGATAGCAATCGACT